CGCCATGTGCATGCTCTGGCGGAATGATTTGTGGTTTGTGGTCATTTTTCTTTCCCTTATACTTTACGAATGCCTGAAACACGGTGTCCTTGTGGATGATGGGGGATCCCCAAGGTTGATACCCCAAGGCTAGAGTGTCAGATACCTCACGAAAGCCGTATTCGTCGCCGATGGCGACCCATATATATTCAGTTATTGTTCTTAGGTGGATCATTCTTTAATTATATAATACTTATATAATCCAGTCAACTAACTATATTTTGGTATCCGTAAAGGGCGATCATAGCGGCCTCGGCTCGACCGTCGTCCTTTTTTCTATCCCAGTTGTGAGAGAATGCAGGGAATAGCTGGCTGGCCCTGAGACGCGCGCCATCCTTTTCCTTGGGGCAAGATAATTTTTTCTTCCATGTTTGCGAAGCGACATATGTATAAGGGATGTCGAGGGCGATAAGACAGGCATCGATAGCACAACAGGCCCAGCCGTAGGAGAAGGCATGGGCCGCGCCGTTGCCCGGCTGCGCGGATACCTGCTCAACGAAAACATGATCCGGCTTCTCGTCACGGAGGATCTTGAGGACGCCCCTTGTATCAATTCTTGTGCGTAAATTTTTACCCTTCTTTATCTGGAAGGTCGGCATATCGTACACCAGAAGTTCGTCCTTATTGTAGGAGACGATCGCTCCGCCGGCGCCGGGGTCTATGCCTATGATGTTCATTTTCTACCTATAAAAAAACCCCGAGGTATATTTCAACCTCGGGGCGTTGAGTTGCGAAGCTTTAGAAATTACTTGCTGACTTCTTCTCGGCTTCCGGCTGGGCTTGCCGTTGTGCAGGCGTTGCCGTTTGTGCCGTCACGTTTGGCGTTGGCGCACCCCAATATTCTTGCAGTTCTGGAGGAGCGTCGACCCATGATGTGATCTTGAACACGGGCTTATAGTTCGTGCCGTACTCACCCTTCACCGGTTCTGTATTGGTGCATTCGACAACGGGAAGCTTGCCGGGGTTTTCTACAACTCCAGCGAGATAAGCATCATCCAGTTCGTCAATGGCGTCGATAGCGATGAATGCCGTCGTTGTAAACTCAACAACGCCATCGAAGAACTTCGGGCTATATAGATTAAGTTCGACGCCGGCCATGAAGCAAAGCTTTTCTTTGCCATCTTTGTCCGTCCACTTTTTGTCAGGGCGCGGCGCTTTGTCCGTGCGAGAAGGGTGGTAGATTTTCTCGGGAGCAAGACCGTCTCTGAAGTAAAACCAACCTGTTTTGATGTGGGCCATGTCAGCGACAAATGTCGGATTTGAAATTTCGACATCTTTTTTATCCTTCCGTTTTGACCATCTTCCCGATTTCGCATTGTACTTGACAAACGGGGTGAACTCTCCATTGCTAAGACCTAGAGCCATTGTGCTTTTTTCCTTTTACTAAATAACCGAGGGGTGTTGAAACCATATCAGCACTTTTCCTCAGCCATACCCACCATACAAAACAAAAATCTTTAGTCAATAGCATATTTTTAAAAACAGTACCTTGACGGAGATCAAATCTTATATAAGTTAGACAGCGAACGGGCGGGGAGGATTTCGAAACCTTCGCACTCAGCCGCGCATGCTCGCCCGTTCAGATTTTCTTTAACAGGCTGGGAATAAAGGGCTGAGGATGATGACAGAGAAAAAATACTTTAAAAGCATAGATGCAAGGACATTAATTGATGTCTATGGCTTCGCTCTGTTTCCTATTTATGGTGTCATCGATGGTCATTGCACTTGCGGCGCTTATCCTTGCGGAGAAAACAATCGTTCCGCCGGAAAGCACCCGGCAACGCCTGACGGCTTCAAGAGCGCAACTAAAGATATAAATGAACTCATAAAATTATGGGACAATAGAAATTTTTTGAACGTGGGCATAGCTACGGGAGCCGTAAGTAATTGCTTTGTCATCGATGTCGACGGGCCGCAAGGGGATAAAGAGCTTGACGATTTTGGCGGCATTCCGCATACCCTTACCAGTAATACAGGTCGTGGCCGTCATCTTTTCTTTAAATACCCCGGAAAAAATATTAAATCTCGCAGCGGCATCATCGGCGGTAAAGTAGATGTGCGAGGCGATGGCGGCTATGTCGTCGGCCCCGGATCGTGGCATCAGAATGGCCATCAATATGAGTGGTTTAATCCGTTGATCGATATCGAGGAAGCCCCAGCCCGTTTGCTGGAGCTTGTTTGCCGGGATAGAATATCGACTTCCCGGGAGATAACATCCCCTCCCGTGGCGCCTGCGCGCCCCCGGCTGGCCTCAAGCGGCGGATGGTCGGAGGCCGATGTCATTGAGATGCTCGATTACGTCGATAAGAATATGGGATATAGCAAGTGGATCGACATGGGCATGGCCCTACAGTCGGAAGGCTTCGGGTTTCATCTTTGGGAAGATTGGTCGAACAAGACGCGCACGATGGGCGCCGACGGACACCTGCGCGCCGACCCTGCGATGCACTGGAATAGCTTCAAGCCCAAGGCGGGTATCAGCTTCGGCACGTTTGTGAAGATGGCGCAAGATGGCGGCTGGAGCCGAAAGAAACAAAACGGTACTATAATACCACATCAACCCTCGCCGGAAGCCGCGCGGATTAACCAAGGGCATCAGTATAATACCGTTAAAGATCAAATAGATAATGCCGCGCCGGTTGATAAAGGAAATCGGCCATTGATTGAATTTACTATGGCTAACGATATTCAACCGACCTTAGAAGCTAATGATTTCGTTAAAGGATTGCTCGCCGAGGAACAGCTTTCGGTGGTCTACGGGGAGAGCAACTGCGGCAAGACCTTCTTTGCCACGGATTTAGGCTTCCACATAGGCATGGGACGCGAATGGCGCGGAAGGCGCGTCGATAAGGGCGGCGTGTTATACGCTGCGCTGGAGGGCAGCTACGGGCTCAGGAATAGGGTTCAAGCCTTCCGCCTTAAGAACGGCCTAGACGATGCCTTGTTCGCTATGGTGGCCTCTCAGGTCGATTTCATGGATCGGGAAGGAAATATTAAGGAATTTATCGAATGCGTTAAGCGCGCCAAGGATCAGATGGGCGGGATCAAGATGGTCGTCGTCGACACACTGGCCCGGGCGATGGCAGGCGGTAACGAAAACGAAGGTCAAGATATGGGAATGCTCGTTCACCATGCCGATCGGATCCGGTATGAGGCGCAATGTCACGTTTGCTTTATCCATCACTCAGGCAAGGACAAGGCGCGCGGCGCGCGCGGTCACTCCAGTCTCCGGGCTGCGGTTGACACCGAGATCGAGATCAGCCGCATCGAGGGCGCGGATTATTCCACCATCAAAATCGCAAAACAGCGGGAAATGGAAGCCGATCCCGATATGTTCTTTAAACTGGAGCGCGTTATCATCGGCGTGACGGCTCTCGGCGAGGAGAAATCAAGCTGCGTGGTGCGTCCGGTCGAGAAGGATGACCTCACCAAGCCCCAGCAAGATCAGACGCTCACGCCGATGCAACAGTTTGTTTACGACGCCATCGTTAATGCGATCGCCAAGTGCGGAACGAAACGGATCCCCCGTCAAGACAACAATTACGAATATGCGTGCATTGACTATGAACAGCTACGTTCCGAACTCGATATGCGCGGCTTCAAGAGCATGGTCGATCATGACAAGGCGCGCGATGTCACCAACAATATCCGTGTGTCGCTGAGGCGCATGGGCAAGATCGACTTTAACAAAAACTATATATGGCTGACAACAAAGGAGTAGTAAAAATGGACGCAGAAGAATTATCAAGAGTGATCGTGCAGCGCAAAGTGGGATTTGTGGAACACAACCTGCTCAGTGCGGAACAGATCATGATAAACCAGAGACTTTACGAGCTGGATGTGATCGCCCACAAGATGACCATGAAATGGGGTTTCAGGAGATTGGAAGATCTCGCCCCGGTAGACCTTCAAAAGAAATGGGCGTCTCAATTATCGAAGCTTGAGGATGCGGTCATTGCGGGTAATGTTCTGCTCACCGAGGAACTCGTTAAGGGCTCTGTCAGGGGTTGGCAGGCCCTCGAAAAGAATGCGATTGATGCCGGTCATGTTCCTTACGAGACTTTGTTTTTTGAAGTCGTCACGGAGGATGGCATGGTGTACCGTGTCGTAAGGCACCCAGAAGATGTTCATGCGCTTACGGTGAAGGCGCCGGATGATGGCGTTATCGATATCGCGTCCCTTGTTCGTGTCTACCATGCGCGTCACCAAAAGGTTTTTGATCTTGACAAGCCATCCGAGTACAAGCCCAGCGGAAAGGCGATGGATGAGGATTTAGGCTTCTAAAGTAACCGAGACACGGTAAATCGTGTCATTGCTTTTATCCAGCACGGTAATGAAATGGCCTTTGATGTCGACCTGTACCGTGCCGGGAATGACATCAGCGTTAACGATAGAGGATGATATCAGGCGAGCGATATATCCGGCGTTGTTTTGTTTCTCAGACATTATTTTATTTCTCCCTTGTTGATAACGGATTTTGAGGTCATCATAAAAAATCCTTCTGATATGGCGCAAGAGCTTGTGAGGCTATTTTATTTAATTCACCAGAACGCTTACTCTCCATATGCGCCGATATAGTTTGAATTTTAGTCAGCGCTGCTACTAATCCCCTAACCTCTGCTGACGGTGCGCTGGCGGCGCGGATGATTATATCAAGATCGGCTTTGCACAGCGTCCAGCTAGTGAATGGTTTTAATTCATATTCGATCTTTCCGGTTGCTCTATCTATGGCAGAAGCAACATCATCCGGCATGGGCTGTTTGCGGGTGGATTGAAGGGCGGCGCGGATGATCTTTGGAATAAGCTTTTCATATGCGTTTGTTGACTGCATCCGATTGTAAATTGTCGAATTACTTTTAATCAGATTAAACTGTTCAATAAGATCCGCAACATCATCCGGCACATGCGGGGAGATGGGTACGCGTGTTATCAACAGATACTCCAAAACATTATACAGGTCATCTTCTGTCAGAAGCATTACGGCTTTTCTGATATTGGACATTTTTAAATTAAGCTTTAAAAAGTCAATTGTCTCCCTGACATAAATAGGAATCTCATCCTTGCGCTGGTCGGTCATTTGTTTTCTCCTGCCCATCTTCTTCTTTCATGCTGTAATTCTATACGAGCCATGTTTAAAGCGTCTTGCATCCTATTAACAATATCAGCGCGAACGTATCGAACGCCATATTTTAGGTGTGTGTCCCAAAAATTAGCCCCGTTGTCGTCAGTATCTGCGTATATCTCATCCGGCATCTCATCCTTGCGATTGTCGGTCATTTTCCGGCTCCTTTTAAAATCGTGGCGTGAACATTACCTTTGCGATCAATTACGTGCTGATGCTCGTAGTCCCGTTCACAATGCTGGCAATTAAACGTGCCTTTCTCTGAAAGAGAACTTACTGCAACAACATCATAGCTGTGATCGGTAATGTGGTCTGCGGCGTCATACGCTTCATCCAAAGTATCAAAGCATTTGCTCTCATCAGGCGTTTCTCGCTCTTTGCACGAGTATCCGTCCTTGCCGTAGAAAACATCGTAGTCGGTAAGAATTAAATATTTGCTCATCTACTCCCCCTCCGCCAAAACTGCATCGAGGCTGGCGAGGGCTTGGCGTGCTAAATCATCGCAGTGAGACAATGAACCGTGCAGTGCGTTGGCTGCTTCTGTATCAGCGGGAATATGTCGGTCATTTGTATAGACATTCGCAATTAATTCTAGATTCTCCCTAACCCCCTGCAACACCTCCCTCTTGATATTGATGGTGTAAACTGGCGTGGGCTTACACTTAGCCAATCTCTCTATGTGACTGACAACGACCTCAAACGCAAATTTTAGTTCATCTTCAACACAGTGATATGGCGTTCTTGGTGTTCTTGCATATAAAATACTTCTAGCCTTTAAGATTGCTTCGTCAACATCCTTCGCGTCTATTTGAACATGAGGTTTGCGGGTTGATTGAAGGGCTTTTTCAGCAAACATAAATATATCCTTGTAAGCCAAATAGTCTGTGTCACCTTCTTTTATGCGCTCATCCCACATTTGTAATATATTTCGTTTGCTTTTTTTAATATGTGCGATGGCTTCTAAACACCTCTCCGCATCTCCATCAGTGGTAGAAGATGTTGACAGGAGATCATCTACTGCGCGGGATTTACCCGATGATTGCTCCTCCGTATCCTCGCGGGTAACGGCATCTTCCATAGCTGTATAAGTGAGGGTGACATTGGCGCGGGTGTTCCATGTTTTTATAGCTGTATAAGTGAGGGTGACATTGGCGCGGGTGTTCCATGTTTTTCTGGCTATTTCTTCTGTGGAACATAAACAAGTTTTAGCATCACATTCAGCACACTTTATTTTATACGCGACATACCCGCTCGGTTGTTCTTCGGTCTTATGACGGTAAAATACTTTTGCGCCGCAAAACGGGCAAGCCTTCAGGTATTCATTTTTTGTCATTAATTTTAAACTCCATGATATCCCGGTTTCTGTTGATCGATAAGTTTTTGACGGCGTTCTTTCTCTGGATCAATAAACTCGACCCATACACCGCTAACCCACTCCCCCGACGGATGATCCCCCACCATAAGCCTGTCGGCCTTGTGGCGTATGGCGGCTTTCTTCTCTGCTTTGCTCATAAGGCGATCAAATAGAGCCGCATCTGGGTCTGGAAGATCAAGGTTTAGCATTTTTAACCTCTATCATCCTTCCGCAAAAACGACAAAATTTATAAAACCCGTTAACGGTGCCGACAATCAAGCAATTCCTATGATCGTGGTATCCGAACAGGCATTTAAGAAAGCGTATCATCACAAATCTTTCCACATGTCGGACACTTTACTTTCTTCAAGCCTATGCAAATACGATAGAAAAATAACCACCATTTATGAAGTGGTTTTATTACCTCGCTGTTTTTATCTCCACACAATACTTGCGTGGATAAAAATATTGTTTTATCACGCGATAAGGTAATTATATCCATCGTTCCGGGCTTCATGCTTTCAATACCTTCTTCGCCTTATCCAGCGAGATCATCGGCCCGTAAAGCTTGTTCGCGAGTTTACCGGCGATATGATCCAAGGCCCAGCGGCGCGCGTTGCGGGTCTGCTGCGCTTCCAAAAGCTCATAGTATTCCTTTTGATGGGCAAGCGTCTCCTCTAACAAGCGGAATGTCTGATCGGCGCAATACTGCTCCCACCAATGATCCACGCCGACCTCTTGCTGGCGCTCGCAATGGACGATCTCATGCGCGACGATCTCGCGCGGTAATACCTCGCCCGATGGCACATAGATACGATCACCGTAACTAAATACCGTCTCTATTCGCGTAGCGAGGGGAAAAAACCTTACGATGGTATCGAAGTTTGGTGGTCTTTCGAATAGTACTTTTATTTCCGTTGGCATTAGCTCTTATCCTTTCTGCTAAAAATTCGTCTGATTTAAGGGGTTTTCTGAGAGGGCTGGTCACTGGTACGCTCTCCAGATGTGGAAGGCTTGCCCGTCGAGTTTGAACGAGCCTCCGCGCGGCTGTTGAGAAAATCTATCGTCGCTGTGGCCCACTGGCACTTTGGATCGGTCGTTGTCGTTTCTGGCTGTCGTAAATTGTGGCCTAAAATAAGGCCGAAGAATATACCCGTGATTGTGCATAAGATTTTTCCTTTCATTAAAAATAAGTTACGTCTTTATCTGTCTCGATTTTATAACGTAGTGCATCGTTTCCTATAGATTTAATCTGGCTTTTTACCCATTCAATAGCGTCATATTTAAATATAAATTTAGCCTCTATATTCCACGGGTCTGTCATGGATGTTCTCCATGAAACTACATTTTTGAAGGTCATTTATAAACCCTTCCTCTATCAGCCGTCTGTTGCTCGATCTTCTTTAATAGCTGGTCACGATCCGGCCCCAGCCCTATCCGCTGGAGCTTCTCGACCTGCTCGGGCGTGGCGTAACCATAGGCAGGATGATAGGGGATCTTCTCGCTGGTCAAAATTCTTTTCATGGCAAATCCTATATTTTGTATGGTTGATGATCGGGGTATGATAGTCCCAGCAAGCCATCCGGTTACTCTGTTGGGGTCTACCACTAACAGCCGCGCAAGGTCTAAAGTGGTCATGTCGTGATCCTTGAGGGTCTTTATCCACCTGTCGCGCGTCTCGTCGTGTTTGATCTTGGCGAGGGTTTTCTCGGCTTTTTTGGTCATTAATTTCTCCTTATTTTTATGCATGGTACGGCAATGCAAGGGGCTTTTGACCCCTTGCAAAGCTGGCCGTACCACGGGCGAAGCCTAATTGTTTATGATGTTCCTTGTGATGATAGCGGCAAAGCCAGATGACATCAAACGGTTTAGAATAATCGTCATGGTGCATCTCGCTTTTTTCGTTACCGCATACCACGCAAGCTATTTTAATGATCTTGCCTAGCTTAACAGCCTCTCTCGCTCTTAAACGAGCCCTTGCCTTTGTTTTTCTATCGGGCCTCTGATTATATAAACGGTCATTATCTGGCGTATTGCGTCTCTTTCGCGGCCTGTTGGCATATTTCATATTTTCATTTGCACGGTAACAAGCCGTGCATAAAAAATCTTTTTTCTTTATTTGCCAAGGTCTAGGGGTATAAAGAATTTCGCAACGTCTGCATTTTTTCATTGTCGCCTCTGTTTATTGGTACGGTCAATAAAGATATTTTAAAGAAAAGTATAAAGCGGTCAAGCGTTATTGCGTTATCTTTTCCACCTTATAGCCGCCTGATTGATACTTTGTCACGCAATCATCGTCGTTCTGTTTGGCGATCTGGTATCCTATGGCCCCCAGCGCGATCGATGGGCCGACCTCGCCGCCGCAAGTCTCCGTTTTTCCGGTGTGCGGGTTGTGCATGACCGTGACGGGCGTAGCGCATGCGGTCAATAGCAAGGCTGATAAGATGATAAGTTTTTTCATGACAGTTTCTCCCTTGTTAATTTCAATGCCTCGTCTCATGCTCATAACGGCCCCACAAGGTTATTGAATTTCAGGCGTAAGGATTTTTTCAGGTTTTCGGCTGCGATCATCGAGGCGAATAGGCGCCGGACATCGGTTAGGGGTAATTGTGGTATATTATTCATCGTTTTCCTCCATAAGCTCTAAGCGTGCCTCTACAATGGCCTCGGCAAGGGTCTCTACAATGGCCTCGGGAAATCTATTGACCATCTTGACCATGATCTCTAAGACGCCCGTTGAGGCATCCGCAAGGTCATTTAATTGGGATAGGGATGTCTTGATGTTTTGATCGATCAAGAACATTTTGATTTCTCTCTTTAATTGTAGACGCTGGCTTGCTATGTCTTGTTTTTTCATGGGTTCACCTGCGTGGCACAGCATTGGTCCGGCTCGGCTTCCGTGGTGCTGCAAAATTGCCCTTCGTCGTATGTTGCCTTGGCTTCACTCAGGCTATGAGCATCGATCTCATAGGTTTCAAAATGAACGAATTTGACCTTGACGCGGTATGTTTTTAGCATGCGTCACCTTTTGCGGCGGCGAGGGCTTTTTGCGCCATAGTTAAAACATCTTCATACCCCACAACATTTAATGAGCCATATTTTATCAATGCGGGGCAATCATAGTCACCATTAATTCTTGCCTCTATAGCCTCCAATGCCTCAACCAAAGCCTCATGATTATTAACGGCCCTGACGATAAAGGCGGCGTTTGCATGTGCGCCTTCGGGCGTTCTGTTGGAGCAAAAAATCATTCCAATGCTGTCAACGTTATCCGGTTTAGCGTAAAAAGTATCTTTCACTTCTCGAAAGTTTCCTAGATGCCAAGGTGTTGGAGTATGCATCATGATTGCACCTCATTATGAATGGCAACCAACAACAAACGACACTGATTAGCCCATATGTTTTGCGCCGTGATCTTTTCCTGTAAATTTCCGTGTGTCGGCTTCTCTCCTATCAGCTTGTTATAGGCCAACATTGTTTTAGTCGGCGCGTTAGTAATGATCGGCCTGAATTGCGTTGGCGTGTGTTTCTGTGTCATGTTTTTCTCCGTGGTACGGGTTAAAGGTTTTTAGTCCTGATTTGCGATCTCAAAAACGTCTATTTTCGCGCCGTTTTTAAAGCTCGTAAATTTCATATTGTTTGACGACATTTGAATGGTCTCTTTTTTCATGCGCCGTCTGTGGCCTGCGATACCGGCTAATATGTCAATGGCTGATTGCTCTGATTGAATGTGTTGATGAACGGGCTTGCCGTTTTGGGTGATCTTATAAGACATTACTTTTCTCCGTGGTACGTTAAAGAGGCTTGATTGCCTCTCATCTCTTATTTATATAACGCTTATATAAGTAAGTCAATAACTATTTGAGTAATATTATTGCTTTGTTGATCGGCGTCAAATTGTCTGTTGATTTGTGCAGGGGGATTAGGCTTTGATTTGTCATTTTCCCGTTTTAAAAAACGGCCTAGTCCGTAGTCAGTTTGAATTTGTTACCCTGCCCTTGTCAGGGTAACAAATTGCAAACGCGAAGGCAAGAGAAAACAAACGATGATTATCAAATTAATCATTTGATCGTTTTGCTGGAGCTGAATGAGTGTGATTGTGTCCGTGTTTTTGTGTTCCCGAGGTCATTAGACGGGTAAGTTCTGGTAAGTAATGCTATTTATAAGGTATGATAGACCGTTTTGGGTTTTGAGTTTGGGGAGGTGGGTTTTGTGGGCAACGTCGACGGATAGACCTCATGCGCGTGCGATTATGACCCTAAAACACCGGACTTTTACCCGCCTATAGTCCGGCGAATGATATTGATAATGTTCAAAAACCGATAATTGGAAAGCGTTATTCGTGTAAGTCATTGATAATGTTCATTTGTATACTTGTCGTAATATACGTTATCACACAAAGAGGTTAATTTTTGCTGGGCTGGAGGGTTTTTCTATTAGGATGAGGGGGGAGGGGGAAATCGAAACTTCGCACCGCGCCGGGTACACCTCACGATTTAGACCTTGCGTGCGACGTAGAAAAATTTTACCATACGCATTGTAGGGACAATGGAAAATAATATCACACCAGCACCGCCTCACGAATTATGTAACAACGTCGCTCCCGAGCGTCCGTTGACAGAACAAATGCTTAAGTTCGTTGACGAGTTCTGTGAATGCCTCGACGCCGGAGACGCCGCCATCGCCGCAGGCTATACGGAATATCAAGCCGCCACAAAAGGTCACCGACTTTTACGGGATCCACGCATAGCCAAGATGGTCAGGGAGCGACGAGAGGCCCAGCAAGAGCGCATGAATTATGACCAAGATCAATGCGCGATGGCCCTCATCAAACTGTACACGCGCAGCATGCAGGCCGAACCGGTTATGAAATGGGACTTCGAAGAAAAGCAGATGATCGAAACCGGTCAGTACACCTTCGATGGCAAGAGCGCCGCGCGCGCGCTGGAACTTCTCGCCAAGATGTTCGGGTTCATCGACGCGCCTCAGGGCAGCAACGCCAACGCCCCGGGCGTCACGCTTAACATATACGCCCCCGGCATGCGCGAGATGGCGTTGTCGCACATGATCGAAGGCGAGGTCATCAAGCCGGGCGAGGGTGTACCGAGGCTGACAAAAGAAAAAGTTTTGGATATCATATCGAGTGTCAAAGAGGCCCAGCCAATTCCAGCGGAGAAGAAAGATGAAAATATATTATGACCCTTCGCGTTTCGCCCAGTGTAGAACGTGTGGTGATCCGATGTGTGGCATCTTGAGCATCGCCGCGCGCGAGGATTGCCACGAATGCGGCGGCGTGGCGCTCTATGTTCTTAATAAAAATCCTTCCACATTGGAGGATTTGGTGAAAAGACACGGCAAGAACAGGTATCAAAGGTATGGCGAAAGACTTTAAACTGCACGGCGCGAACGCTGCGGCCCCTCCTTTGACCATTGATTACGAGGCGCCCGGGCCTGTGGCGCTCAAATTCCTGACCTCAAACGCCTTTATTCGGGGCATTCGCGGCCCGATCGGGTCAGGAAAATCGGTTGCATGCGTCCTCGACATGCTCCAGACGGCGCTTTTACAGCGTCGCGGCAAGGATGGAATACGGCGCTATCGCGGCGTGGTCATCAGAAACACCTACGCCGAATTGAACACGACGACGCTGAACACCTTTCATCAATGGATCCCGAAGTCAACGGGCAAGTTTTTGAAAGTCGCGCCGATGCAACATCACATCACATGGGCCGGCAAGGATGGTCGACCGGAATACGAGATCGAATTTCTTTTCATGGCGCTCGATCAGGAAAGCCATGTCAAAAAACTTTTGTCATTGGAGGTAACGCAGGCATGGATAAACGAAGCACGGGAAGTTCCGAAGCCGATCCTCGATGCGCTGACGGGCCGTGTCGGGCGATATCCGCGAGTGCAAGATGGCGGTGCGGTGAGGGCGGGTGTTATCATGGACACCAACAGCCCGGATCAGGGGCATTGGTGGGCGAAGATGGCCGACTTCCCGGATCACGAAACGAAAGTGCAGACGGCGCAACTCGAAGAAGAATTGCGGGAGATGGGAGCTTTACCGCCAAACCAGCCCCTTGTCGAGTTCTTCACGCAGCCTTCGGCGGAAACGCCGGATGGAAAACAAAATCCCGAGGCGGAAAATCTTGCGAACTTGCCGGCGGGTTATTATCTCAAGGCGAAGGCGAATAAAAAACAGGACTGGATAAAAGTTTATATCCGCAATGAGTATCACTTTGTAACGGAGGGCAAGCCTGTCTATGACAGCTATCGTGATAATTTTCACTCGCAACCGGTTTCGTATGTTAAAGATTGGCCGCTGCATATCGGTATGGACTTCGGTCTTACACCCGCCGCTGTTTTTGCTCAACGCTCTCCTATGGGTCAAGTCAGGGTTTTGTCCGAGGTCGTCGCGACGCGCTTGGGTGCTAAAGCTTTCGCGCAACAGATCAAGGCCCACCTCGCAGAAAAATATCCGAACCCGATCATAGGCACAATCACCGGCGACCCCGCTGGAGCTGCGGCGATGCCGGACGATGTTGAAAATACTGTTTTCAGGATCATGGCGGCGGAGGGTGTCAATGCGGTCAAGGCCGACACAAACGATTTCACGCTGCGTGTGTCGGCGGTCGATCAGGGATTAAGCTGTATCATCGACGGCATGCCCGGGCTCGTCATCAATACAGCGGCGCAAGAACTTCGCAAAGGATGTGCCGGCGGGTATCACTTCCGAAAAATTCAGGTTGCCGGCGAGGAGCGTTTCGATCTTAAGCCGTACAAGAATATGTCCTCCCACGTTTGCGAGGCCCTCCAGTATCTTTGCCTCGGCCTCGGCATGGGGAAAGAGGTCGTGGTCAGGAACCAGACGAAGAACACGCGCGACAAGGTTGCCAAAATGGAGTACGATATGTATGCGCCTCGTGATGGGAGGGCAGCGTTTGCGAACCGTGGGGAGGAATGATGGGCGAGGTCAAAGACTTTCCGGGCGCATCGACGGGCCGGATCACGACAATTCCAGTGGACGGCGGCACGATAAACATAATTCACGATGCTGACGAGTTGACAAAGGACAAGGCTCTTGACATACTCAGAAAGGCACTGTGGAAAATTAATTCGTCGTGGGGGCATCTGTGAACGTCGGCAAGGGTGGAATTGTAACGGACGTTCTATCGGCGGCGGCAATAGCAGCGGCGGTTTATACAGGCGGTACATCTCTCGGATATTTTGGCGCGGCTGACGCTGCCGGCACGGTTGGTGCGGCGGAGGGAGCAGGCGCAATCGATACGGGACTAAGCGCGGCGGGTGATGAGGCCCTTGCTACCGGCGGCGACGTCGCGGCGACGGGCGGCGTTGAAATCGGCAGCGCGGTTACGGCGGGATCGGCAGCGACGGGCACGGGCATCCTTGGGTCGGCGGCATCGGCACTCGGAGCAAGCTCCGGCACTGTTACAGCAGCAAACACGATCGGCAACGCCGTCAGCGGCATTGGTGCCGCGGCATCTGGCGCAGCAGCCATTAAAAATTTAGTTGACCCCGTACAAGCCCCCCAGCCTGTGACCCCGCCGCCTGCGCCCACGATCAATCAAGCGGAGGCGGTAACACAGGAAGAAGAACAGGGGAACCAGAGCAAAGGCGCCCTCGCTAACTTGCTGGCCCCATCGGGCGGTTTCAATTTCTTCCCGTCGAACGCTTCCCTTAAAAACCTGTTGGGGGCATAATGGCCCAGCAGCAGGCAGTAGCCATCGCAAAGGCCTTCCCGAACGGGGACAATATTCTGACGCGCTTAATGGATGAGCATCAACGCTTCGACCAGCAAAAAAGATTTTACCTCCAGATGTGGCAAGAGATCGCTGACCGCATCATGCCCGATAGCAATAACATCATGCGCGTGTCCTCCCCGGGCTCGAAAAGAACGCAATGGATGTTTGACAGCACGGCTTCTCTTTCTCTCGTAAAATACGCATCGACCATCGAGGCGCTTCTCACGCCGCGCGGGAAAAAGTGGCACGGCCTGCAATCTCCCGATCCAGAACTTAACGACATGCCGGAAGTTCAGGATTACTACGACACGATGGTTGACCGCCTTTTCTTTGCGCGTGAAAACCGTGGCGCGAACTTCTCGCAACAAACGCACGAAACCTATATCTCTCAGGGCGCATTCGGAAACGGCGCCGTCTTTGTTGACGATATCCTTGGCGCAAGCCTGCGTTATCGCTCTCTGCACATCGGTGAGATTTTCTACGCAGAAAATCACCAGGGCATTGTTGACCGCCTTGATCGCAAGTTTAAATTCTCCGTGAAGCAGGCCGTTGAAAAATTCCAAGGCAACGTGCCGCCGATGATGAAGAAGCAATACGACAAGGGCGATTACCTGACGGAGTATTTCTTCGTTCACACTTGCGAGCCGAATAAAGATTACAAGCCGGGCGCGCTGGGCATTCAGGGCATGAAATTCCTGTCTCACTATTTCTGTTGGGACATGCCGTGGTTGTGCCGTACCGGCGCCGGCTATCGTGTTTTCCCTTACGCCCTGGCGCGCGGCGTTTCTGTGCCGGGCGACGTCTACGCGCGCGGCCCTTGCTCGCTTCTCTTGCCAGATATCAAGCAGCTTAACGAGATGGAGAAAACGATCCTCCGTCAAATGCAGCTTGCCACCGATCCGCCGATCCTTATGGCGGAGGACGGCAACCTTTCCGGCTTCAACATGCAGCCCGGCGCGCTGATGTGGGGCGGCTTGAACTCGGAAGGTCAGGAAATGGCGAAACCGTTCAAGACGGACGCGAATTTCCAAGTGGCGAAAGAGGCTCAGGAGCAAAAACGCAACGTCATCAAGGACGGCTTGCTTGTCAACGTGTGGCAGATTTTAAAAGACCTCCCCGAGATGACCGCTACGCAGGCGCTTTTGAACGAACAGGAAAAAGCGCAGATCACCGCGCCGATGACCGGACGCCTGCAATCGGAATTTATCCCCGCCATCGTTTTGCGCGAAATTGACCTTCTCGACCACGC